ACGAATTCCCTTTTTTTCTATAAACTCGACCTTAGTAATCGTAGCCCGTGCTCCGCTGGCGTTGAACATGAAGGAAGCTCCGGCCAGCTCTGTCTCCATTATTGACAACATTTGAAACTCGGCCTTTTTACGTACATACAACCGGTCAAACCATCCTACCGAATCACCATTTTCTTCTTGTGCTATACGCAAACCGGCACCCATCATTCCGGTCACGAAGTCGGGCGATTCCAGATACGTGGCAATGACTCCTCCCAGCAGTTTCAGTAAATAATCCGTCTGATCCTCTCTGTCTTTCTGCAAAAATATCTTCCTTAGCTTTTCGTTGTTTTCCTCAATTTCTCTTATTACACGTAAAGCGGTCATTATTGCTTTATCTGTACTTTCCCCCTCATCTTCTGATTTCAAGACAGAATTAATCAAGTCAGAAACTATTTTTATTCCCTTTAAAAATGTAATGACTCCGCTTGCAGTGTCATCAGATTTCTTCGACAGAAACTGTTGCCTGAGAGTTGCTAAATCTGCACCTCCTTGATTAATAATGGTCGTGTTTCCGCCTGAACCACCTCCTGCTACTATGGTGCTCCCTACTGGATAGTTACCACTTCGTGGCTTATTGGGAATCACCCGTGTCTTTATGTCTACCTGCTTCATACTTCTACCATTATAACTTTAAATGAGTTCATCTTATAATCAATCTCTCCACCCATGGCAAGGAAATACTTTCCCGGCTGTGTACGGTCTGTAAGCCTCGTTATCGGAGTTATATCCGCTCTCTTTAATACCTCCGTAATCCGTAATTTGGTAGCACTGTAATAATCAACTATCCTTCTTATCAGCAATTCTTCCGGACGTATTGTGTTACCGGTTATCCCGCAGTATAAGTTACTCTCCAGATACTTGTCACCAAACAGCACCTTGCTATAACAGGCACCGTCGTTGTTATATGAAGAAATTTTTAATTCTATTTCGTCAAGCTCATTGATGTAATTTTCGTTCACCACATTTTCATACGTGCGGTCGGAATCCTCACTGTCGTCATTAGTGGAATACTTTGCGTATGAGAATTCGAAATTCTGTATGGCAAAATAATTAGCCGGAGTAGAACCTATGACAAAAGATGCATGAGGACCAAACAAAGTAAACTCCATATCGCCGTATAGTATCTCGTCTTCTGGGAGATGACATACGTATCCCTTCAAGCCATCCAGTCCATCATTCAACTTCCTCCCTTTTGTCTGAATCTCATAGGGACCCTTGAAATCGTTAGCATTTGTGTCATCGAAATCTACCCAAAGGTTATTAGTATATTCTCCTACCACAGGCTCCGGATTAGTATCCCAGTAATACCCATTATCTCCACCATGATAATATTTGCTCCCGATTCTAAGACGAAAATGAAAATCATAAGTAGCCAGTCCTCCTGTCATGGTGGCCAGCATCTCAAGGCTGAAGTATATAGCGAACGCCCCATTACTATATGCGGCAGGAACGCCTTTTATTGTCATAATTGGGATTCGGTTATTACGGCTGAATATAGGTGTTCTGTCTGCTGTTCTTCTCCCAGTCTTGATATAGTATTGTTCTGTAAACTCATAGTCTGTAATATCAGCATTTCCGTTCTTATCCTCGTTATATTCATCATATCTTACTGGTATGGCACCTGTAATAGATGCCAGCTCCCATGTAGTTGCTTTATCAATTTCCTCCTTTAGCTCTTCCGATGACAAATCTGTCATATCATCCTCTTCTGAGCCGTACTTGTATGCCCACAACTTATATCGTTCATTCTCTGAATTCATGAACTCGTAATGTGTCACCTTATATCCCTGCGTATTGCTCTGATAGATTTTAGTATCTTTACTTGTAAGATACTTCAACGTATCGAAAGACGTATCTGGAAGAGCGTCTCCTACAGGATAGTTGCTGCACCGGATGGTCACCTTATTGTATCCCGGAGCGATGTCGAGAGTATGCCCATCTCCGGAAAATCCTATATCCTGCACCGACATGGAACCTGCCTGCACCTTGCTGAATGTTGACGGGCCGTATTGATAGTATTCACCATCCTGATTATTAATGTCAATGAAATATAAATCTCCCATATAGTCCACGCAGGTCCAGTTCATCAGCTTCATTATCTCCTCCAGCACGTTCTTGTAGGTCATCGGATTATCGTCTTCATCAAAGAAATTCTGCTCAGATACGCTCATCTCAGACAACGGATTATTCCAGGCATTGAATGCGGACTGGTCAGTTCCGTACACATGTGGAAGATAGACGAACCCATACTCACCTCGTGATTCCTCAATACATTGTTTTAGCAAATCCCACAACGTAACAAATCCGCGGGATTCTCCTTTCTGTTTATAGTCCACATACTCCAGTACAGACATGGCCGAGTAGCACTCCAGGTCAAGATTGAACTTCACGTTTCTGTAGTCCTGCGTATATATCTCAGGCTTGATGAAGCCTCTCCATATCATCCTGTCTCCCTCGTACAATGTCACACGGCACATACGGTAATCAGTCGAAAACAGGTCCTGCAGGTAGTCACCGCCGAAAATGTGCAGCGTAGCCGTGCTGAACCGGGTAGGGGTGTATACGAATTCCTCGTCGCTTAAAGTCACTGTGAAAGGGGAGGGCTGACCCGTTAGTTCAGACGATGTTCCCTGGTATCCTTCCTTCTCAATCTTGATTGTATAGTCTTTCCCGTCGATGCTGTTGAATGGCAGTGTATATATCAGTCCGTAGCTCATAGTTTCTTCCCTGTTTTCTTCATGTAGTTAGACAATGCCAAATAAAGGTCGCTTCCTTGTATGCGGCTTACACCAAGACTCACGGTAGCGCCTCCGCCCGATGTGGTAAGGTCGTACAGCCTTCTCTGCTGTTTCTGATTAAGAATCATCTCACCGGAGTTCACCCGTGCCAGCAGACGGTCGCCGAAGTAGCTGCTTCCTCCGATGATACCGCCTTCTGCAAACTGGGGGAGGCTGCTGAAGATGGAAGCTACCGTAGTAAGAACTGTCGCCACTGCTGCCAGTGATGCTGGCCAAGGAGCAGAGAAAGCAGATGCAACGCCCTGGGCAGTAGCCAGCGCCTGAAGTTGCACGATCATCTGTGCAATGTTGGCTGCACTGGACAAGGCCCAAGCCCCCATGTTGTCAGACGACTGACTCATAAGACCTCCCAACGAGCCGAGTATTGTGCTCATATTCTCCAGCCCCGTAGTCATGTCATCCACGTTCTTCACAGACTTGTCAGGGATAGGAGCTATTTTATTCCATCCTTTAGGAAGATCCTTCATTTTACGAAAATCTTCCATAATTTTAGCCATATCTTTAGACTGCCGTGTATCGATAATGGACTTATTAGTATATTTAATATCTAAGTCCATATACCTCCTTTTCTGAACAAGCTCATCCAGTTCACGAGATATGCGAATACGGTCAGCATCGTTCACTGCAAGAGACAACTCTTTTTTCTTTCCGGATATCTGATTGTCAAGATAAGCCATAGAGCCTTTAGGCCTTTCTTTTTCCTCTTCGGCTGCAGCTTTTATCTTAGCCAGCTTTGCTTCTTCTTCAGCCTTTTTCTTTGCCTGTTCTCTTTCTTGATTTTCCTGATTAAGACTATTTACATGCTTTTGCAGCTCAGAACTTATCAGTTCATATATTTTCTTTTGTTCAGCAGCATTTTCATAAAGTTCTTTAGCCTGTTTCAGCGCTTTAGTTTCACTTCCTCCATAACCTGAATTCAGAGCCTGTGCTCTTGCAAATTCATATTTTTTCTTATAACTATCAAGGAATTGTGCATCCGGAAATAAGGTTCTGGTTAAGTTGGCCATTGTTTTTTGATATGCCAGTTCCGGAGCATCTCCATTTCCCACATACAAGTCCATGGCTTTGACAGCACTAGATATATTATCTCTATTATCGTATTGCAACTTTTGGTCATCAGTCATGGCGATAGCTCTGGTTGCCCAGTTTACCGCATCTCTTAAATTGTCTACAGCCGTCTTTAATATTCCGTTACTTCCGGACATTGTGTTAATAAAGGCACCCCAAGCGCTCTGCAATTTTCCTACAGATCCAGCGAGATTATCGTTGTTAATCTGGGCCTGCTCGTATGCGGTATTCGTATTCGTAATGCCGGTACGGAGCTGTTCGAACGCATCCCGTTCCTGCAGGATGGCAATGGCTGCTGTCACGGACTCCTTACCGAACATCTTAGTGAGTTCGGTAGCATCCATATTCTTCGCTGACAAGTTCTCCAGCGCACGTGACAAGCCGACAACAGACGGGCGGAGCTGCCTGTCTGCTGAAGACTCTAATGTAAGGAATATGTTTCTAAGATTAGTACCCGCGCTACCCGCATCGGTGATACGTGGTGCGATAGCTTCGATAGCGGCTACCAGGTCGTTGAACTTGATACCAACCGAGGAAGCTGTACCTCCGGCATTCTCGATTGCCTTGTTAAGGTATGGAATGTCTGCGGAGCCCTGCTGGGATGCTGCGGCAAGAATGTTGATATACTCTGCTGCATGTACACTGGACTGCCCCATCTGGTTAAGAGAGCCGGTAAGGGCTTTCGCAGCAGTAGGGACATCGAGTTCTGCCGCCTCAGCCAGCGTCACAGCCGCCTCAGCGGTGGCTGTCAGGGCCGACTTGTTCTTCAACAATTCCGGCATCTGCGACCCGATAAGTTTGTAGGCATCCACCATCTGCGTGGCCGACTGGGTGCTGTCCATCGCCATGCGGATAGCTTCCGCACGGAAATAGTTCAGTTCATCTGTGGTCACACCCGTAAGGGCACGCAGGGAAGAAAGGGACTTTTCAAACTCCATGTTCGCCGTGACAGCGGAATGGATGGAAGTGCTTATGCCGACAAATGCGGCGGCATATCCTCCAAATTTAGTCAATCCTGAAACTATACCTTTCGATGTGTTGGCGAAGCTGCTGATGCTTCCCAGAGCCTTCTTCAAGTTCGCATCAAAATCGCTCTTGTCAAGCAGTAGTCGGGTAAATATATTAGCCATGGTGTTCAAACATTTTTGCGCGTTTCCTTAATTCTTCCATTTCTCTCTTGCGGTCTTCCCGGCTCTCTACATCGTCCAGGTCTCCGTCAAGAGTCATTACGTCATCCAGTTCCAGGTCCCTGCAGTAGGGTCGGAGAGAGGCCCACATTACCATCCGTATCTTCTCCAGTTCCGACCGTTCCTTCCTCCGCAGACCTATGATATAGGCGACGCACTCCGGTATATCCATCCTGTCGAGGAAATATTCCGGAGATACGCCGCCCTTACAGACTATCTCTTCATACAGACGTGCTATGCTCAGTCCTTCTTCTTGTTTACCTTCGCCGGTTTCACTTTTTTTTTAAGTTGTGCCAGACGGTCGGCTTCGGCCTGTACTATAGACATAAACTCGTCAAAGATTGTCGGATCTATGTCGCACTGGTCAATCAGCTGTTCAAAAGTCAGGCTGTATTCAGGATTGCAAGCCATAAGAGATGCATGAAGAAGCATATAAGCGTCCTCCAGTGTCTGCCCTGCATACGGATGTCCGGTCAGCTGTTCATACTTGAACAGCGACCGAAGGCTGTACCGAAGGTAATATTCCTTGTTGTCAATACTTACTATCATGCTTCTGGTGTCTTCACTTTTTCCAACTTTCCAACTCCCTTAAACGTTGCCGATACGGTCATACTATCGCCATTCTGACCTTTGAGGTCCACCTTGGTAATAATAGCATTTCCCTTATAGTATGTAGTGGTAGAACCATCCGGAACTGTCCATCCTTCTTCTGGTACGCCGTTAATGTCCTGATTCTTCGGAATACCCGCAATGATTGGAACTTTCTCTCCGGCCAGTGCCTTGTCCATTAATGTCTCATAACTGATGTCAACTGGAGCTTCTTCATCTGGTGAACCTAAAGATTCTGACGATGCTTCCCAGTTGAATCCAGTGACTTCCGATTCATCCCACAGCCCGCTATCCTTAGATGCCGTGCTGGTAGTATCAATGTTCAGGGTGAGCTGGTGGTTTGTAGCCAGTGCCACGGCTTTCCCGTCTACGAAGACCATAAAGTCTTTACCTTTCAAAACTTTTCTCATACGCTTGTTGTGGTTAAATTAAATACTAATTGCTGCATATATACGCTTTCGGAAAATGACTCCATGGCATCTTCCATGTAACACTCCGTAACTTGGAACGTACTATATATTCCTCCGGTGCAGTCCAATGTTTTTCTTACCATTTCCGCTACCTGGACAGATTCTTTATAGTTATCGGAGAATACGAATACGTCTACTGTTACTGCGTCCTCACCGCTTCTTATATCCTTCGTCCGCAAGGGAGATACGGAGGTACGCTCGTAGCAGATAAAAGGAAATTTCGTTTCCGCTGATAAGGCTACCGGATACATCCGGTCTCCGACTTTTACCTTCAGTTCCTCTGAGAGATTCATCCGGCTCAATATGTGCTCCGCTACTGATAGACTCATTTTTTCGATGCTATTCGGTTAATATACTTTTCAATCAGGTTACCAAGACTCGTCTGAGCTTCCGCTTGTTTGGCCTTGACTGCGTTCTGAAAGAAGTGGGATGCCTGTATACGTCCGGTGTATCTCTTCTTCGACAGCTTACGCCCCGTTTTGTTATATCGGTCTGAAGTGCCCAGGTCAAAGAACTTTAATGTATATGCGATGTCTCTTATACCTCTCTTACGATAACTTGCTGACTGTTTCCGGGTAAGCCCACCCAGGATGTCAATTCGTACGCCGCCCAGATCCTTATAAACCTTGAACTTTACAAATCGCTGCATTGGTCGGTAGTTGATTCTTCCATTCTTACCGGACACACTTCTAAGGTTCTGTACGGCCTGTTTGCGGATGATTCCTCCGGCAGCCGCAAGCCCTCTTCGTATTGCACTTCGGGCTTCCTTGTTAGTCAGAGACAAATCTTTAATCATCTGATTGATTCGACTTGTGTCTACCGTGAATCTGATTCCTTCTACAGCCATAATTTTATCATATAACAGGACCGGGTGTCATCCCAGTCCTGCTTGATGAATTGTTACTCCATAGTAGCCTTACCCACAGCGAATGCTTCAGAACGAAGTGTCAGCATATCGTAATGCGTGTTGAAGATGAAGTAGGTAAGGTCTTTTTTAGCCACAGCGGCAGACTGAGAGTCTACTGTCATACGCATCTTACCGAACTGGCCTACCAGCTCATAACTGAATACGCCGAAGCCAAGCATATCTTTTTCAACATATTCTGTCACATACACCGGATAACCGTCAATCATACCGTTTTCACAGATGAACAAACCGGAGCCCGTATCTTTAGGTGTCGACTTCAACTTGGCCAGCATGGAAGCCGAGCATACCCAACAGGCTGTACCATCCAGAACAACGCCTTTCTCCAAAGCAGCTGCTTCAATCTGCAAAACTTCTGTCCAAGTAGGTGCGGCGCCAGCCATTGTCACAGCTGGAGTAGCATACGCATCCACGAAACAGCCCTTAGATGCCTTGTTGAGCTGGGTTTTATTGAACATCCATTTGTTCAACAGACGTGTAATACCCATAGTCAACTGACGCTGTACGATGTCGAGTACCAAACCGCTTGACTGGTCAATCGCATGGTTAGATACCGGAATACTGATACCAACTCTTTTAGGAGCTGGAGTAAGTTTGCTCAAGTCTACCTTAGTATCTGTCAATTCTACATTTTCATCTTCCAGCGTAGCTTCCACACCGCCAGCAACTACCGGGAACTGCCATGCACCCTCAATGCCGTACTGTACCTTACAGCCTACTCGGCCCAAAATAAGTCCTTTTTCCAACGGCTCGATTACATCACCGATGGTCAACGGGATAATAGGAGCAGCCGTGGTGCTGTCCGTTACGTCACGAGTCAACGGAATATCCATACCGCCAGCCTTCACCAATGAACGTGTTTCCTCCGAAATAGGGCCACCATTACGCATGAATCTTACTGCTTCGTCGAACACGCGGCCACGGTTCTCTCTCTGCGCGGTCTGCGCCGTGCGAGGCTGGTCTGCTTGTGCCATCCGGAGCTCCAGTACAGCTTTTTCAGCCGTCAAGGCGTTCTTCTCGTCGATTTCGTCCTGAGTCATTTGTCTCTTTTCTGCCTCCAGGGTGTCGGCCATTTCCTTGAATCGTGCGTTAATCTCACGCACGCGCTTCATCATTTCTCTTTTTGTCATTACCTTAAGATTTAAGTTGTTAGTTTTCTGATAATTTTCGAAGTTCAGCGACTTCTTCCTTGTATTCGTCCTTCCGGTCCTCCGGATAGAATTTCTCCAGACTCCGGACGGACACGTCCGTCCCCATGTAGGCCGGGTCAGACACGATACTGACATCGCCTATCCAGTCAATCTTGTTCACATATCGGTACAGCATGTTGCCTTTCCGTTCATATTGCACATTGTTCTCGTCCGTCATGTATGCGAATGATGATCCGAACAAGTCACCGCGTCTTACCATCTCTACCGCATAATTACCGTCCTGCGTAGCCGGAGCTTCAAAGCTATATTTCAACCCATGAGAGTCTACTGTAAGAGACAACGTACCTGAGCCATTGTAGCTTCTTGCCAGCATTCTTCCTGCGGTATGCTCCAGCAGTGCCTTCACATCGCTGTGTGCCAGCAAATCCTGTGTCACTGCGCCCGAACGGATAATCTCGCGAAAGTACCGTTTGTTCTGCCTGTCATACAGCACCTCGCTTTCCTGGTCGAACACGATGGCGTATCCCTCTATGTTTCGGCTATCCTGCGCCAGCTTGGGCGCCGCGTCTTGTCCATAACTTCTAATTTCCATAATCAATGCCTCTTTACCTTACCAGCGTAACTCGTATTTTGGTAGCACTTTATCCATTATTTCCTGGATTTTCTTCAATTTTCTTTCCTACCGGCATAAGATTAGCCGACACAAGTAGTTCGTCTCCACCCGGAACTGGAGGATAACCTCTCTCTCGTCTTGCCTCGTTAATAGTCTGTAAGCCAGCCTGTATGTTTTTCTCCGTGACAGTAGCAAGCGTCATCAGGTCGGTGTTGTAAAAGTCTTTTACTGAAAACTCGATACGGTATCTTCCATACTGCGATGGAACGAAAAGTTTTGCCGTAAATTCGAGAGAAAACTGTTTCAAGATCTGCTGCAAAGTGTCGCTCATGAACAATACCTGCGACATCTCGCTGGCCTTGTAATTGGTCGACTGACCGGCAAACACCTTGTCCGGATGTACTCCGTAGAACCGGCATATCTCCAGCACGCCGAATTGCTTATTCTCCAGCAGTTTGCTGTCAGCTGGTGATAGGTCTATCGCACTGAACCCGGTACCTGCCGGCAGATTCATAATCTGCTTGCCAGACTTCAATTCCTCGCTGACTCTGTCCGCCACATTCTTCAATTCGTTATCCTGAAACATTCCCACTCCCTTCACATAATCATCTCCACCGGTTACGAATCCCCTTCTGGTTCCTCCCGGAGAATATACTTCCTCGCTCTTGTCGTCCGACTTCGAAGCGATTCGCAGCACCTTTGCGGCATACTGCAGGGTAGACACGCCCAAATATCCGCCATCCGTAGACAGGTTGCGGAGGTGTATCATCTCGTCCGCCTCGAATGTACCGAACACATGGTTCACCATGTCACTCACGGTGTACCGGTTATACAACTTGTCGTATGTGCAGGTGTTCGGACTCAGCAATACCAGTCTTCCCAAATCGCCGTTCGTTCGCCATTCTGGATAGATGTATGCGTTGCCTTGGTTGAGTATCTGGACAACGGCATTACGGATAAGGTCGAAAGATGTCTGCCGTTCGTTCGGCTTCAAGGCCAACAGGCTGGCCAGTCTTCCTGTATCCTCCGTCTTCCAGTAGCTTCCGGCCACTTTTTTCTTAATCTGGAGTGGGAGTGAGGCAACCGTTCCAGACACGATGGACGTACAGCGATATACTGCTGCCAGCTTCATCGCCATGGCTGGACTTACCTCAAACGAGTTTCCGGCCATCACCTGCACATCATTGTTTCCATACCATGTTGTTATATTCCCTTCACCGATATTGCGTACCTGCTTCTTCCCGGTCAGCACATTCCAGGCATCTCTAAATTTTCCCATAATGCTATTCATTAATCAGTTCACACTTAATTTCCCAGCTCATGCTTTTCCGGTTTCTGTCGATAGAAAGAATGCGATACTTTTCACCGCCCCATGCCAGCCTCATGTTACGGGTAATGCCGGGTCTGTATCGGATGGATACGTTTTTTACTGCAGTGAACACTGCTTCCCGGTTCTCTTCCTTCAGGTCTCCGCTCTTGTCTTGTATTCTCGCACGTGTACGGAGTATAGTTTCCCATTTCCGCGTCTCGCCTCCCAGCTGGTCCCGTTCCACGGTCTCCTGCTGTATCTCTACCCAGTCTCTTAATAATCCTGCCTGCATGGTTATGAAAGTTTACGCCGTTGAATAAGAAGAAAAGTAAGTCCGTAAGGAATCTCGGATGAAGCGGCGAAAGCTGCCGGCTCCCTGTTGGCATAGAATCCACCTGCCAGAATCCGCACGGCCATCTTCAAGTCTGACGGAAGATTTCCGTCATCATCCGCCAAATTGGAAAGCGGCTGCTGTATATACAATTCTATAGCAGACTCAGCCGCATCTATAAGGTCAGTGAGATACTGGTCATCCTCATCATAATCAATGTTAAGGTGTCTCTTTAAATCATCTACGGATATGTACATAAGCCTTTTTACTTTACGCACATATCCCGTATTTTGGTAGCACTTTATCGAATCGGACGCTCGAAATTATTGAACTGGTAGAAGGTCATGATGGCCGTAATTACTCCGTCGATTTTCCGGTTGTCGGAAATCTTTATCGGTTTCTTATTCTCGTTTCTGTCCGTATCCAGTACCGCGTTACCGAAGCAGTACCAGTTTATCGGGTTGTCGTTGAACGATACCTTACCTGTACGTAGCGCATACTCGAATGATTCTACAGGAGAGTTGAACGCTCCGTAGTTCTGCGGCACCGCACGCAGCACGTCACGGAAGCCGGAGGCGGCCAGCATGTTGACACACTCCTGCGACTTGTACGCATCATAACCCACGCCGACTATGCGGAGCGTACGGCTTCGCTCCAGTATATCCTGCACAATCATCCGGTAATCTACCACATCTCCCTTGCACAGCTTTAAATACCCACTGTCCACCCACCGACGGTACAGCTCCCTGTTCGGATGATTGCTAAGTGCCCCTTCCGGGAAATAGTAGTCTATATGAATGTGGAAGGAGCGAAGTGTCTCGCTGTACAGGTTGTACGATACGGCAGAAAAGTCATCGTGAACTGAAAGGTCCATCGATACCATCGTCATCGGGCCGCCCACAACCTTGTCAAGATCCACATTACGCTTGCACGTCATAGCCTCATCCGCGGTTATCCATGCCTTCGCATCATCCATTACGAAGATGTTTAGCAGCTTGGTGCGGAACGCTTTCATGTCCTCATAGCTTCGAAGTGCCTCCCTGTACTTGTGCTCGTAATAGTCGGTCTGTATAGTTACCCCCCAGTGAGGTTGTACTTTCTTCCACGTGTCTTCGCTTCCCTCGTCATCGTCGATGTCCGGCTCGAAGATATGTGCGAACACGCTGTCATCCTCCAGTTTCCCTTCCAGAATGTCCTTGTAACCTTGCAACTCCGCATAGAACGGTCCGTTCAACTTCTCCGATGCAGTGGTGATAATAACTGTAAGCGGATTGACACGTGCGCCCATGGAGGAGGTAAGCACGTTCTTCAGCTCCGCGCTGTCTGCCTGTGAGTATTCGTCAAGGATAACCAGTGAGGCGTTGAGCCCATCCAGCTTGTCTGCTTCGGATGCTAGGCACCGGGCAAAGCTGCTGCGCCCCGGCATAAGGTTGTACACCTTTTCCCGGTTAATTTTAAAACGCCTCATCTTTGGGTCCATGTTTTTCAGGATTCCCTTAATTTCCTTGAAGCATATCTGCGCCTGTTCGTAGCTGTTGGCCGCCACATACGCCTGTGCGTTCGCATCACCGAACAGTAGGTCGTCGATGGCCAGCGCCGCTACTGAGGTAGTCTTGCTGTACTTTCTCGGAACAAACAGCAGTGCGGTACGGCACAGGCGTTTCTCCGGCGTCCGGTAGAATCCTAGGATTGATGCAAACTGAAACACCTGGATAGGTGTCAGCTTATATCGTGTCACACCTGTCATCCCGTTAAATCGAAGCGACTCGTACACCACGATGAACCTACGGACGGCAGACGGACGAAACTCGTAGGTATCGAGCAGATGAAAGAAGCGGAGCAGGGCCAGCAGTTCATACAGGTTATGCCTGTCCGGACAGCTGCGCACACTGTTTATGTAGACTCTCAGCCGAATGTCTGTCTTGTCAAGCGCTGGGTATCCATCCAGATCAATACAATCCAGCTTATTCGCCGTATCCCTTTTCAAGTCTCTTAACCTCTGCTTCTCCTGCTCGTCGAGTATCATTCCTCCTCCTTTCGGGCTCTGTCCAGCATGTCTTCCAGCGGGTCGTTGTCTCCAGTAGATAGTGTTCCAAGTGTCAGTCCCAACTCACGAAGCGAACGTCTTACCATTTCCTGTGCATCCTTCAATACCTTGAAGGCAGGGTGGGGAACAAACTTCTCATTTCCTTCCCGCGTGATTTCCGTCAAGAATGTGCATGTAAGGCTTTCGATGTCCCTCTGTGCAAGCAGGAACGCATAGTAAGAACCTGCCGCCATGGAGATACATGTTTCGAGGTCCTTGGAGTATGTGTTCTGATTCTTCAGGGCTTTCCTGATTCTGCTTTTAATGCTTGTAATTTTTTCCATATCCTCAACCGTGAAAAAGTATTAAACCCCCTCGGATTCAAAATTGCCCGCGCGTGTAAACTTTAAGCGCACGGGGTTCAATCATTTTTAAAGTATTTTAAAAAATACCCCCCCGGGGATTTGTCGTTAATCTCTGCTAATGATTTATGGCAAGCAGTCTTTCGGGCAGCTTTCATTCGAGATACTTACTTATAAACCTCTTTGTCTCACGTTCAGAGCTGGCCTTCGCGGACTCCTTGCCTCTACTATGCATGCGTTCATGCGTTTTTTGGTGGCACTTTTCACACAGGCTTCTCAGATTTGTATAGTCGAAGGCCAGCCGCTCCATCTCTGCTAGGCTGTGTGCATTCTCTATCGGTACTATGTGATGCACCTCTGTAGCCAGTGTGGCCTTGTCTTCCAGCAGACAGTCCTCGCACAGCGGGTTACGAGCTATCTTAATGGCCCGCAACTCCCGCCAGCGCTTGGACGTTATCAGCCTTCGGTAATGCTTGCTCCGGCTGCTCATAGGTCTGTACTTTTCTTGACTGGCCTTGCCTTACGATATCGTACCGGCAGTTTCGGTGTTCCCATATCATCGAACATCTGTACTATTTCATCAGGCACCGGTTCATCTATTGGATCATGTTCTTTGTCAACCGCTCGTAAAAATGAGTAACACAGATAATTTTGCAGTTGGTATATAGATTTGAATCCATATTTTTCACATATATCTTTCAATCTCTTATAATCTGCAAGTGTGACTCTTGCTACAATTTGTACCTTTTGTATTCGTTTCTTCCTATTCATTTTCAATCAGTTTAATTCTCCATGCTCTGATATTGTTGTACAACTTTCCATTAAACTCTGTTACATGACAGTTGTAATCTACTTCTACTTTCTGGCCAACTACCAGCCATTGGTTATTGACATCTTCTCCCATCACATCGAAAGCCAGCGACTGAGCGTATTTCCCTCCGTCTGTTTCTACTACTGCTGTACGCTTTAAGATTATTCTTTTATCCCTTGTAGTGATTGATTCTATATCTTTCACCACTGTTATTTGTCCTTTTATATTCATTTCTCCTCCTTTTACTTTTGTCGGTTACAAATTTCATTCATGGCTTCATCCCATGGAATCTCCCCAAGATATTTCAAGCAGGCGTCCCAACCTGCTTCAAATCCTTCCGAAAACTCCTCTGCATAACATTCATCGTCACAATCGTGTGCAGTGTTCGTCCCTTCGCAGAAACGGCAATAAGCACGCTCACTGCAGGCGTATTTTCCGTTACACAGGTATTCATTTTGTACTGCTTCTTTCAGTAGCTCTTCTTTTCTTGTCATAATTATTCCTCATATTTTGCATTATCATTATATGTCATTTCAACAGACCAAATCTGCGCATCAGTTATTCCTACTTTATATTTATCTTGATATTTCCTAATGCGCTGAAAAACCTTTTCGTTTTCCGAGTCTGTCAAAAATCCATTTATATGAAGATATGTTCTACAGAAATCCGACTTAGCAAGATTTTCTCTTTTATTTTTATTTCCCATAATCATTCCTCTGTATTAGGTATTAAATCTTCTTTATATGCCCATTTTAGAAATCCTCCATCCGCTATTACGGATTCTTTATAGTACATCATATTAGGACCATATATTAGCATAATTCCATATTTTCCCAATAGCACTATGATTCTACCATCTTCAGGCATCTCATTTATATCATGCCACACGCTGTTGATACGCCAGTCGGCACCTTCCATGAAACCTTTACAGTATGAACCTCGAAAACCTTTAAGGTTTCCACTGTTTACATATTCCTCTACACCTTTAAGTGCAGCTTTTTCTATATCCTCTCTTGTCATATCCTTCTCCTTTCCACCTATCCCAGCAGCCACCACATGACTGCCAGGAACAGGTAATACAATTTCGTTTTCATTGATGATTTTTCCTTTTTTCTACAAGTTGTTCAAGCCTCTTTTCGCACTCTACACACTCGAGTTTCTTGCGCTCCAGTTTCTCTCTAAACTTAACCAGCTCCTCATCCGTGCTCTCATCAAAGAATATGTTGTTCTGACGGTTGTGCTCGATATACTCATTCATCCTGCGTTCTGCTTTTGTTATCTGGGCTTTTGCAGAAATCAGCTTTGAAAGGCAGGAACTCACTTCAAGCGACTCTCCTGAACGCTTGTCGTAGTAGTAGAAAGAAGTGTACACATCATTCCTCGGATGCTGGCATTGCAGTCTGGCCACCCTCCATCTGATTACCCACATTCTTCTTTCGTACACCTCACGCGGAAGGTCGTAGGTGTATAGGATGACAGATTGATGACCGCAACCATAGCAGATGCTGATTTGCACCCAATTCTCGATTTTCAGCTCCTTTTCAGCTTTGTCCAAATCCTTTGCGAACTGATAAAAATCGCTTACGTTTTCCTGCTTTCCCATATCATTCAAATTTTAGTTCAGGTTGGCTACTCGGTTCTTTATAACCCGGATTGGCCAACATAAAAGCCCTCCGTAAAGCTTCCGCAATCTTCTCACGAACAGCCTTAGATACATGGTTCTTGTCCGATTCGCTGTTGATAAGCAAGCATCTTTCAAGGCTCCTGTTGATTGGCCTTTCATCGAGAAACAAGCTGTATTCTGTGAATATCCGGTTCTGACATTTCCCATCAGCCATTTCTTCGTCAGTCTGGTACCGCTCAAATACGGTGTCTTGAATTGTTTTCAGGCACCTTTGTCCTCTCTCACTCCTGCATCCAAGCATTTCGTTTTCAAACATGACCGACAAAGCACGCTTCTTTCGAACATTGCCAATTCTGGCCCACCCATAATAGACTTTCAGTTTTCCCATCATCATATCGTCGTTACACAATCAAAGTCTTTCCCATACATTATGTAGGCTCCACGCTTCCGGAGTTCGGCCACCAGCTGCTCGTTGGTGTATCTGGCCAGCCGTCCATGAAGCCTGTCCTGCTTTCTTCTTTCAGACGTGTGTCTGCTCTCACATAACCGACACCTGCTGGTGTAATGGGTGCCGGATTTCGTTTCATAGGCACGGAACTTTCTTTCCGGAAGGTTCCGGCCACACTCGATACAAACCTTCATAATGCAGCCCTCCTTATAATCTCAGCCATATTCTTCTCCATTATCCGAATAATCTGCTTATGGTATTTACTATCTTCGTTACAAGCGCCACGGGACTGAACTATCTTGAATGTATTCAGGTTTACCTCGATTGTTTCCAGTCGCTTTCCATCTTTTCTGGCAGATAATACAATAGAATCATTCCTGGCGAAATACGAACACTCATAAACACAGTGGTGCATTTTTTTCCCTTCCTGATAATACTGTGTAACACTTTCCAGTGGACAGATTATGATACCCTCTTCTTTTATTTTCATGCCTAAAAATGGCTGTATCTTTTCCCAAAAAGCGGCAATGTTTTTTTTCAGCCTCTTCTCTTTCTCCATGCGTAAAGCCCTTTCCCTTCTTATCCTTTCCATTTCTATTATCTTCCTCTTTTTCTCAACCAGCTTGTCATGCTCCTTCTTCAGGTTCTTCGGACATACATAGTGTGCATTATGAGTATCAAGATGAAAGTAGTCAAGCAAATGAATGTAATCATCATACATTGAGCCGTCCTTGATTATATACCCATTACGGTTACAGATATTAACTACCCACGGATAAGAGAATCCGCCTCTATTCATATAGAAATACAGCATCCCATACTGTTTTGTCTTCAATAGCATTTCCGCATACTTTCTTTCACCTAACAAAGCACGTATCAACACAGCCGGAGTAATACCATGAAACGAAGTGCGAAGGCCGTTCCTGTGGAGTACAGGCAGCAGCTTTACTTTCGGATATACATAACCATCTATATCATACGAATGTGAGCAGTATATATTCCCATCCTGTTTGATACTCATGTCTGTAGTGTGAATCCAGCTTGTACTCCACATATTCATAGCTTTGGCGATAACCGTATCTTTGCAGTCAGCGGTTATCCACTGTTGGCATACCTCATCAGTGAAATAATGTGTGTCTCGATCTTTCCTTGCATACCTGGCTGTGTAGAAGTGACGGAGCACCTGAAAATCTCCCGATGTAGTAACGACTGTCAGATAGCTTACTGCATTATCCTTGGTCTTACGGCTTACTTTAACTTCTAACCTTTCACCGCAGTAAGGACACCGTATGTACCCTTCCTTCTGGCCAGTTACATCAACCCACATCTTTCCACATTCACTGCACCACATTTCGTTCTTGCACTTATATGCGTTATGTGGGAAACAATGCTTCTTACCCCACCGTATCTGGGCTTCTGTTATTGCTGGCAACTTACTGCTCAACTCAGCCACCAGCCTTTCACGTTTTGTTCTTGGTTTCATGATTCAAAATTGAATAATGACAGTTGTCTTGAATCAAATATCTTTTGCAGTTCCTGCTTCGTTTTCTTCCTTGCAGGCTTTGGGTGAACCGGCTTTTCTTCTTTGACTGGTTCTTGTACTACTGGTTCCTGTACTGTAGCCGGGGCAACTACCTCCACACGTTCTTTCACATCTTTAATCTTGATGTTGTCCTCATCGTAGTAGTGTACGGCCCATCCATAGACGGTTGCATCATCCACCCCGACTGCATTTCCTCCCTTTGCCAGCTTCTTGGCTTGTGAGTAAATATACTTGCAGCATTCCTTTATGCTCTTGTTTGCTTTCTTGTAGGTTTCAGCAAAGAGAGAATCAGTCTTTGCACGATTATCCAGATATATTTTGATAGCTTGTTCCATACTTACTGCTTCCATTGCTATTTCCTCCTAATTTCAATCAAACCTTTCTTCACTTCTTCCTGTAAGTTCTTGATGTCATCCTTTGACAGCATACATTCAACTTCTCTATTGATGTTGTATCCTGCAGGTAAGGAATATTCAGCCTGTATTCTTGCTATTTCGTCTTTCCTGTTAGTCGCATAACAGATTGTTCGTTTCTCTTTTCTCATTTCCTTGTTTTAAGATTACCGACCAGCTAATGGCTGTATAGGACAAGTTACCTGAAAAGATAACCGGACACAAAATAACTCCCTAAATGAAACAAACGCTGTTTCAATACGTTTCACGAAAAAGTTATTACTTTGATTTTCAGTCATATTCCTATATGCCTATAAGGTCATTAATTTTTTGCCTCATTGAAAAGGCTCAGTAACTTGGTTTTATACTCAATCTCATGAGGTGATTGAAGCATTCTGAAATGACATTTAATCTCATCCCATGAGTTGATGAACTCTCTTATAGTACGATATTGCTTGTCAGTCAAATGTCCTGACTTCCAACGTTCGTATGTACTTCTCAGGTAGTCATCCCTTCCCAGCCTCAACAAAGCCTCAGCCTTATCTATCTGGCTTGATTTGATACCTTTGTCAGCAGTTAGTCTCTGCCTGAATCCTATTGTGGCCCAGTCACGGTAGAAGGTATGTATGATGTTGTATATCGACTTCTCAGAGAAAAAGTCAATCAGGCTGACAGACTGTCTCCTGTATATGGTCTCAATCCTTAGAATATTACCTTCACATAGTCTTCCCTTATCGCGTGCCTCAAATCCTTTGTCATAAATCTTGAAAACCTTCTTGATGTTCTTTGATTTCTCCGTTGTTTTCTGACGGTTCTTTTCAAAGTTCGCATCATTGAAGAGCTCCCTGTTCCTCATTACACCAATAGATTCGGCCAGAGATATGTACTCAATCGGATCATGGTCAACTGGTATATTCAGACCTACCTCATAATAGGTGATTCTTACCTGTTCCGGGTTTATGTCCCATTCATCCAGCAGCTCTGATATAATCTGTTTGGCATCCGATATGGTGAACATCTGAGAGTTGTCCAGCGTGCCATATCTGCACCTCCAGAATATCTTATGCAGTGAGCATTTTATTTGGGCCGTTCTTCCTCGTATCTTCCACCATATACCCTCGATGTTGCTTAATGCCGATGACTGATAATAGATTTCGTTTCCCTCCGTACATTGTATCAGATGGTGCTTCCTGGCTATCCTTTCCGCATCACGTACAAAATCAATCTGGGCATTAAAAATCATCTTGTCAAACATGTTGTTTCAGTTATATCTTTCCTTCATTCAGCAGCGTCTGAATCTCATCTTTATTGGCTACCATTTTACCTCCTATAAGGCATGTCCTTATCTTTCCTTCACTTCTTAGCCTCCATAGTGTAGTACGTGATATTTGTAGCCACTCACACAACTCCGACATGGAAACGTAATCGGTTTCACGGTTATACAGCGTTTCAACCTTCTTCTGTATATCGCTTAACCTTTTCTTCATATCATTCCATTCACTCAGAGGTACTGTTATCATTTCTTTTCCCATTTTTCCTCCTCCAGCTTTTTGACCTCAGCTTTGTAATGGCTTATCAGAGCTTTCAGCTCAAAATCACTCAGCTTGCAGGTCTGGTTCTTCTTTGCTTCAAGTAAGAGCACCCGGCTCAGGCCGATTTTATTTATCAGCCGTTCCCGGTAGTTGTAGATGTTTCCTTCATCAAACCGATTGCAGAACTTACATTGTGCATGGCAGTTGTCTTCATCAAATCTGGTTGACATGTGACCTCTGTTGATGTAGTGGCCACAATCAGCCTCATCGTATGACTTAATTTTTCCACAGCTGATACAGCGGAAAAACAGTTCTCCATTGCTTACAAATGAATCCCTCAGCCGGATGTACTTTGAAAACCATCTGTCCATCGTTGCTACCAGTTTCTGATGCTCCGTCTTTCCTGAAGCTTTGCTTTTTCGTTTATTGTTCCACATAGTATCTATAAAAAATCACCGGCTCCCAATCTCATTACCTTTACCTGTTCTAACCTTAAACACTATGCCATGAGATTATGTGTTATCCTGATGGAGCCAGTGATTTCTGTTTTTTAATTATTCAATAAATGCCGTGGCCGGATCTTTTAATTCAACCTGGTACAGACCTACAGCCATTTTCCTCACACTCTTTACTTTTGTAATGACGGAACTAACCTCATCATCATCCATCACTTCCACAATTTCACCCACATCAACCTCATATCTGGTCGTGATAGGAGAGAGGTTGCCCGATTTTATTCTTTTCATTACTGACGGATGTACATATATTGTGGTCATATTCCTATTTCGTTTCTTCTGTTTCAGACTCTGTTTCGTATGTGTACACATCCATGAGGGCCGTTTCAGATACGGACTCTACAATGTAGTCCGACAGTGTTCCCTTCATTCGCTCATGGAAATACTTCTCCGCATTGACTGTACTGTCTGACTTTACCAGTGCATACCAGCTTGACCGCTTTTCTTTACCAGACTTCTCGTCCACCGTGATAAAGTTGGCTTTTACCTTATACCACTTATCTGCATATTCATTGTCATTGTTGAAATACTCTCTGTAGTTGGCCAGCTTGATTGCTGTCACCTTGAACTCACCACTTATGAATGGCCGCATTTCTTCAATGATACGCGATTCAGCTTCTGTAAAGCTCATAGCGTCTACCAGATAGGGTTCTGTTACTTTCTTGTTCATTCCGTTTTCCATCGTTTTTTCGTAACGGATTTTGCACTCAAACCATGTTCCCATTTCTATTACATTTTTAGGTTATTACTATAATACCGTTGATTTAGCGTCCAGCTTATATCCATCCCAAATCTCTGGCCGTGTAGTCATCACATACCCGTTCGGGATGTGTACTTTGCGGACTTGCTTCATTGAACTTATTCTGCTTATCTGCTCCTTTGCATGCTCCAGATGCTCGTTCATCTCCACGTGTGATGGCGGCTCGGCATTGGTAAGGGAGGACAAAACAATCATGTCATTCTCTTTACCCTGATTTCTTTTTGTTTCCATTGTATTATGTTTTTGATGATGTTTCTTTAGAATGTCCCGGCCCACAACTGGACCGGGACGAAATGAGTTAAAGTATGATGTATAGCGCATCACTGCGGTAGTTTCTTATCCTCCATTGCCTGCACGTATCGCATCACATCGTATGCACTCTCTGTAGTGTCTGCAGGTTCAATATCCTGTTCTTCCTCTGTACGTTGGAAGTGTGTGGCATCCTGGTAGTCGCATGTTCCGGCTATCGCCATAATTACCAGCATTCCGAGGCATAAAAGTGCCCCCTTAGTCATGTCATTCAGTTTCATAGATTCAGATAATATTCGGTTAATTCTCTTTTACTGTAGTACACGCATCCGTCTTTCTTGTGGGATGGTATCTGTGTCTTAGACCTCCGCTGCTGCAAGGCGTTCAGGCTTATTCCTAAGTATTCAGCCGCCTGCTTGGGAGTCATCAGCTCGTCTGTCATCTGCAGCACCTGTTCTGCCACCTTTGCTGCCAGCCTGTTTATGTCCGAACTTGTCATCATATTTGTTTGTCTATTGTGTTATTTACTTTCTATCCAAAGAGCTTGAACCAAAGCATCTTGAAACGGCTAATAAACTTTCTTCTATTGCTATGGCAGTCCTTTCTGCTCTCACTCTCTTTAAGTCCTAACAGAAAGCGGTCCAACTCGCGAAATACATCTTCTTTGGCACGAAATATCTTGGTAGTCATCTTGTCCTCGTAAAGCAGTCGGTCATTAGAATAAACCTTTCGTATTCTGTACCGTACAACTTCCGGAACTCCTGCCTTGTGTTCGTGCCATGTCTCTATCCGTATCACGGATGACATTACACACTCTGTCTTTTCTTTTTCCATACTTCCTCCTTTCTCACTGACTGACTCCCCGGCTGCGAACATGTAGCAACTGTGCTGCATCACATGGAAGCTCAATCAATACAGTGTTATTTCTTTCCATACCAAAAAATCAAAAGCCCGAATCCAGATAAGTATCCTATTGTGGCTGTTTGATACCTATACTGAATCCAGGCTTTATAACCTATATCCATAACCTAAAGTCCTTTACAATACCCACTATAACAGCCACGAAACAGCGGATTTTTTTACTATTATTTGGGTGATAAAAAGGAAGTTACTATATTTGCCTGTGAAGATTGAATTGAAAAGGTTACGGCAATACCGCAACCACCTTTTATACACCCGTAACCGAACCCCTGTCGATTACGAGTACAAAGATTCATAACATTGTGGATATATCCAAATATTATCCATAATATTATGAATCTTAAAAACATTTATTAACTATTTATGCCGTTTTACGGGGGTGAGCGAGTATAAAACATCCATAATGTTATGAATATTGGCCAAAAGGTTAGCCTCATCAGAGAATACTTCTGCGAAGGGAACAATTTAAAATTTGCTGAACGCATGGAAGCGTCACCTACTACAACTAGTAACTGGTGCAAAGCGGAAAGTCTTGGCAAAGATGTATTAGTTAAGATACTTTCAAAATTTCCTGAAGTTGATGCCAACTGGTTACTTATGGATTTAGGTGAAATGCTAAGGCAAGTAAATAATAACTCGTCTATAGAAACCAAACCTCGCATTCCATACACAGCTGCAGCTGGTTCTATTACTAATGCGGTAGAAGGAATAAGTGAGTCACAATGCGAGCATGTTCCTGTAGTACCAACATTCCCCAGCTACGATTTTACGATAATAGTAAAAGGAGACAGCATGGAGCCAAAAATAGAAGGAGGTGATGAGGTTGCCTGTAAACGTGTTGACCAAACATCATTTATTCAATGGGGCAAAGTGCATGTTCTTGATACAGCTCAGGGAATTGTGATAAAGAGAATCTATGAAGATGGAGATAAGATAAAATGTGTTTCGTACAATCCTGAATACCCTCCATTCTCTATTGATAAATCTGAAATTTACTCTATCAGTTTAGTTGTTGGGCTTTTAAGAATATAAATATGAGAAGATATATCTTGTCAGGTATTGGATTGTTATTTTCTATTTTTTCCTTCAGTCAAAATGACATCCTTACCAATAAATCTATACTTGACTTACGGGCTATCGGATTGTCGGATGGAGTAATAATCGCAAAAATAAAATCATCTGAATCTGATTTTGATACATCTGTTGAATCTCTGAAGAGACTTAAAGAAGCTGGAGTGAGTGATTCAATATTGATGGAAATGATAGGAACCTCTAAGTCGGACATAGTACCACAAGATGCTGTATCCGATAAGTTGGGTATATATGTGATGGAAGAAGATGTATATAGAAAAATATATCCAACGGCATTTATTGGAAAATCAGTAAGTACATTAGGTGTTGCTTTATCATTTGGTCTGGCAGACGCAGATGTTGTATCTTCCATTCAAGGAGCTCATTCTCACAATAAACTGGATAAGAATAGGCCCGAATTTCACTTCTTCTTTGAGCGTTCAAATACCAGTTCTAATAATATATTTCAAATTGCTTCATCTCCGTATGAGTTTATTTTGGCCCGACTGGAAAGCAACAATGATACAAGACATCTCGTAACAGGAAGTGCAAATGCTTATGCTGGACAAAAGATAGGTGTGAATCCTGAATCTATAATAAAGTTCAAGGTTTCTCCTGTTTCTGAAACGGAGTTCGTGGTTACTCCAGAAACTCCACTTCCTGCTGGAGAATATTGTTTCTTATACCAGGGGACTGTACCGCAAGGAAATTCTCCGGCTCAGCTTGTATATGATTTTTCTATACCCCTGATCAAGAAATTGAATCCAAAGTATAAGATAGGAGATACCGTTTGGATGAAAGGATTGATAATTCCGTCAGAAGTAGAAATTATTCAGGTAAAAGAATCAAGAGGTCTTATCGTTTATACCGTCCGTTCAAAGAATACAGGGATTGAAGAAGAAGTTATTGAATCGAATTGTTATCTGAGCAGTGATGAAGCGAAAGATGTAAAGAAGCCTAAGTACAAAGAATTAGAGGAAGCTTATCTGAGGCTTAAAATTGACTCTGAAAAAAAAATTGCAGATTACCAGAACTACATAAAAGAACTACAAGGAATCATTGATAGCTTGAACCAACAATTAAATGAAAAGTAATAATCTATGAAATGTTATCTTAGCATACTTGTCATATTTAGTTTGATTATGTCAGCAATCTCTTTAGCTGTCGCATTACCTAGGTATGATAATCTTGGATTTGATTATCTGGGTATAATTGTTTCCATAATATCATTAGCAACTGCTTTTGCTGTTGGTTTCCAAATTTGGAATGCTTTATCACTTGAAAATCGGTTAAAAGGACTTAAAACTCAGGTTGAGAAAGAATATAGTACAAAAATGGATTCTTTAGAAAAGCGTTTGAAAATTGATTATAATAATAGGGTTGCGAATTTGTCTACTATGGTTTCATTCTCAACCTCAATTATTTCTGCAGATATGTCCATCAATAATTATAAATATAACTCAGCTTTTATGGCTTATATTCGTGCTTTGGGATGTGAAACTATTATATCTAAAAATTCTGATATAAATTTAGAGGCATCTTCTGTACCTATACTGAAAAAAATGATAGATAGTATGCCTGTTTGTATTACTGATAAAGAAGAACAGAAATATATAATTAAAACTATTCTTGATAGTGGTAATGAAGAGCTAATCGATAGGATTGTGAAAATTAAAAGTGATATATTCTATTCCGAGAATTAATGATAATTCCGCATCGCTATACTGAGATGCTATACCATTAGCCGAAAAGCCGGGCTAACCTCCTGACTTGCTGTAAGGTTGGTGAGTCCCGCTTTCGGCTCCGACTTAAAACCGCTTATTACATTGTGAATTAGGCGG